ATTGATCATAAGCCGAATGATTGGGAAGCCAATGATAAGGAAAACGCTGACAGAGCCGTAGAAGATTTGCCCGATATTATCAAGAATGCGATTACAGGCTTACAGGAAGCCATGCACACATATAATAGGATTACAGGGGAAAGCGAACTATTTGGTAAACTGCCGGGCAATGCTTTGTCTTACTCTACGTTCCCTGATTACGTTGGCTGCGGGGATCTCAAGGTAAAAACCTATAGATGCGCTCCAAATACCAAGTCTGGCTTTCGTAGACCGTCACTTCCTAAAAGTCTTGGCGGTATGTTTGAAAAGAATAATGCGTCACAGATAGCGGGATTTTGGGCATTGAACGGTCAGAAACCCCCTTTCCTACTCTATGCCAGCAAAGATGATTACAGCCTACTAACACCCGAAAACTGCGATGAACTCAAGCCAGAGTTCCTTAGAATGCTCGTAGAGGATAGCGCAAACAAGAATAAGGCTATTGAGTACAAGCTGCAAAAAGCAGAAACCATGAAGGATTTACTTGCTGATGAGTTTGTAAACTTTCACGAATGGCGAAAACCACCCCCCTTTATTGAAGAAGCAAAAAAACTATGGAGTACATTTTATGAGTGAGAAACAATCTGTTTGGGAACAACTGAAACAAGTTCCTGTCAATGATATGGTTGAGGAAAAGAATAAACTCAAATATATATCTTGGGCGATGGCATGGTCTGCACTATGCGACAACTATCCCGACGCTACCTTTGAAAAGCATATTAACGAACACGGTTTTCCATACTTTAAAGATGATAATGGCTATTGTTTCACTAAAGTAACGGTCACAGTAGGCAGTAAATCATTAACAGAAATGCTGCCTGTTTTAAATTACGCAAACAAACCCATCAAAGACCCAAATAGTTTTGAGGTAAATACATCGCTACAACGGTGCTTTGCAAAAGCCATAGCGTTACATGGAATGGGTGTAACCGTTTATTCTGGTGAAGATTTGGCTGACATTCCCAATGAAACAACTCCAGAGCCGACAAAACAAAAGCCGGGAACAAGCAAGACAGCACCCAAGCCACCACAAAACGAAAAGGACAAGCTATCAGAGTGGGCAAGCGATGTTAATGAAACGGTTGAAAACGATAGTCCTTATTCAAAAGACAAAGTGTTTTTGCAATACAAGGAAAAGCAAATCAAAGCGTTAGATAGCATCAAGTCGGTTGCTGGTTTGGAGAAGTGGAAAGCGGAAACGTATAGTTCGCGCCAGAAAATGAAAACAGAAGCACCAAGCCAAAAAAAAGAACTAGAAGCCTACTTCAAAATAAAAAAAGCGCAGATTGAGAACAGCAGTTACAGCCAACCAATTGAACAACATGAGGAGATACCAATATGAGTAGACCACAATTAAGCCTATCGAAGTTTAAAGTTAAAAAGAATATGACGTTTGAGAATGAATATCGTGGATCGGCATGGTTGTTTTTTAACGATATGTGGGATGATGATGCGGGAAGGTTTAGAGCTCTATCTCCAAAACAACAAGCAGCAATCAACGAAGTTCATCAGATAATGCACCGCAATGATATGTGTATTCGCATTAGTATACAGGAACGCAACGGTGATGATGTACGGAACTTTCCACGCACCGCTGGCTTTTCTATGCGCGTGAATGAGCCGGAAATCATGGACGATCTGGACGATTCCGACAAGTTAGACGATCTGGATTAGTGCGATGAATTTACCAGACAATCAGCATTTATTTACTGTTGCAGAAATTGGCGATTTTATGTTTGGACCAAACCCTAAGTCAAACGAGACAAACAAGCGCAGAGTGTACCGATTAATCGACTCTGGTCTTATTGATTGCATAAAAGACGGTAGTCGCATTTATATAACACGCAAGGCGGTGTATAGCTTTCTAGGTATAAATGAAGAACGATCCTGTTAATAAGCCGGAGCATTATAGAAAGGGTGACATAGAGTGTATCGATGCCATCCGTTCTGCTCTTGGTGATGGCTTCCCCGATTATTGTCGTGGTAATGTAATGAAGTATTTGTGGCGATACAAAAACAAAAATGGCATTGAAGATTTATTGAAAGCACAATGGTATCTCAATGCCATGATTGCAGCGACTAAAACTACTTGACGTTATTTTTCACCCCAAAAAGGTTTGGTCAATTCAAGATAGATTGCACAAAGGTTATCTAATTCTTGACGATCCTTTTTTATCTGCTTTTCTCTTTCAGCTAAATCTTTCGATAATTTTTTTATCATGTCTGCCAAAGGCTTACAATCTGTTGGGTGTAAATTTACTTCAATAGTCATTCTGCTTGTTCCCATGTTTCTTTGAGTGCTTGTTTCCATTGCTTGTCTAGCTCAATTCTTCGAATGTAGATACCAAGTATGTTATCTAAATCGTTCTTTTCCTTGTCGAGAGCAGTTTGTCGCTCGTGAATATCGGCAGATATTTTTTTTATTCTCTGCTCAAGTTCATCAAACGGCATGGTTTCGAACAACAATTTCAATTTCTCAAAGTCTTTCATCATTATCTCTACCCTTAATATGAGCAAACAATTCTTCCATCTTATCTATGCCCACAGTTTGTCCTAAAAATGTATCATCCATGTAAAACAGGAATAGCTTGTCTTTCCGATCATCGCCTTCCCGACCACCCGCTGCATACGAAGTATAGACAGATCCATCCTTCGATGCGTAGGTGGTATGCTTAGTGAAACCAAACTCCATTATCTTGCAGCAATCTTGCCTAGCTTTTCATTAAGCAAGTTCCTGTTATCTTTTTTCTCTTGGTCAGTTTCAATCCAATGACCATAGATGTTAATTGTAGTTTGAATATTAGCGTGACCCATATACGTCTTGATCCTATTCCAATCATCATTATAGATTTTAAGAAGCTGGGAAGCGTAGTAATGTCGAAGGTCGTGCCATCGTATATACCCCACATTTGCCTTCTCAGCAGCTTCGCGGATATAAGAAGGGAAACGACTATCAGAAATTACCTTGCCACCTCTTGACTCAAAAACAAGGTCTGACTTAAATTTTTTCGATAGCTTGTATTCACGCAACATTTGAATTAAGAAATCAAGAAGCGGAACTTTTCTAATTCCCTTAACTGTTTTTGTTTCGGGTATAATTTCAAATGATCCCTTACAACGATCACATAGAGCTTTGCCGAAATTATTTGCTCGGATATGTCGAACAGTTTTATTGACATTGATTTCACCCTTGTCAAAATCTAAATCCTTCCAAGTCAACGCACGAAGTTCGCCAGATCGCAGACCAGAGTATGCAGCAAAAAGGTACATCAATTTTTTCTGCCCTTCCATTTGATCGGCTATCTTGTGGACAAGTTCTTCGCTAAGTGGTGCGCCCAATTTTTTCGGCTCGTCGGCTTCCCATAACTTCGCGCCATTGGGTAGCTGCGAAAACACGTTTATGGATACCACGCTTTCTAGTACCGCATAGTTAAGAAGCTGACGGAAGTGAGCGAGATATTCGCTAATAGTTTTTTGTGTCCTACCTACTCTGATAATTTTGTAGATGGTATTTACATCACCAACCAGAAAATCCCGTACCTTCATATCCGCTAATTTGCAGCCAGCAATATCCAAATCTTTAAAAAAGAACATGGTTCTAATTTTATTATGAACATTCTTTCCCTTGTAATTCAGTTCGTCGATATAGCTTTCCATGAGAGCATCAAACGTCCATTCTGTTTTCTGCTCACGGTCATCTTTACGAACACCCTCAAGCTGCTTTACTTGATGGTCTAAGTAATCCTGTGCAGCCTGTTCCGTAGAAAAGTATTTACGTCCACCACCATCTTTTCGTAGATCAATAATGTAGCGGGTAACACCATCTCTTTTTCCTTTGGTAATCTTTTTCATACTGCTGCTCCTTCCAAAATATCCTTAACGTAGTCAAAACAAGTCTCGTAATTTTCAACCCCTTCATTAACACCAATAGTTCCTATAGGCTGACTAAAATCCCAATAGCTGCCATCCCTAGTAAAAGTAAGATTATGTTTTTGGCATAGCCTTTTGAGTTTTGCGTAGTAACCTTTCTCTGACTTTCGATACTCTCTCTGCTCTGGAGAAATATAGCCTTTGGGTGGTTGTATGAATTTATTTAGGTTCATCATTACGCTACCTCCGGATCATAATTTGCGTCTGTGTAGTGACCCTCCTCACAACTATATGCCCAATTAACTAACCACCCTTGAATTTGCCCATAGTTCTCAAAGGGTTTACCATGATCCAAAATTTCTTGGTCATAGTTCTCAATAGGTTGACCCCATAGTTCTCTATGTGTTTCTGGGGAACAATACAAACTCCATTGCCTATCAAACATCTCATCATTGTGGTAAAAATTCTCTAAACTAATATAAAATTTAAGCGTTGTATAAGACAACTTTATGTCTACTTCTTGATAGTAATGATCACTCTTT